TCAATAATAGAATCGGCAAAATCTGTTAATTCAGCAGCAGCCCTATCTCTAGCTTGTTGTAAATTCTTAATACTATTATCAAAAATAATATATTCAAAAATACCTGATGCTGCAATACTTGTAGCATCTTCAACAGCCACTAAAACAGGAATGTAATATTTAAAAAGAATTGAAACAACTACATCGGCTGCTGGTGCTGCTGAAGCCTCAATATACTTTTCTTGAAAATTTAGTAAATAATCATAATCTGTTGATTCGTCTATATTTTTAATTCCTAGTGTTTTTTCAACCGCACCTTCTTTAACAGTAACTGCACTTGGCTTATCAGGTAAATTAAAAATTACTTGCTCTCCATCAGCAACAAATTTAGTAGTTACTTCATTAGATAAATAAGTACCTCCCCTAACATAAACACGATTCCTTATTTGTGAGTTATCTTTACTAATTTCTAAATCCCAATATCTATTTTCATCAGTATCAATATCAAAAGGTGTTGTAGTTGTAGTTATGGGAAAATAATGAATGTCTTTTTCATAATCGATATACCAACTTCTACCAGTTAAATCACAAATTCTTGATAAACACTCTGAAGGTGACATGTAGTTGAAAGAAATCTGCTCGATAGTAACGGTAGCACCAGTTAATCCAGTTATAGTAATTCCTGTGCCTTTAGTATATTTGCTTATTATGTCTGTAATAATATATTGGTCTGTTTTATCTATGTAAGATTCTGCGACCAAATTTCTATCAAGTACCCTGTTGTAATCAAGGCATTGTAATCTTATCTTAACCACACCACTACCTACTTTTTTAGGAGCTAAAGCAATAATGTGTCCAGCAAAGATTATAGTGCCATCTAAAGTAATAATAATCTCATCATCTAATGAAGGGACGCCAACAGCATCTCTATCAAGAAAGTCACAATTCATTGTTGACGGACTATTTCTTGATTCATCAAAAATGTCAACAGTTTTATTATAAATACAAGCTGTCCTGTCAACTCCGCCTATAGTTATTGTATATGTTGTTGCCATTATCTATAACTCCGTCTAGTTTTCCCTAATCTTGAAATAATCGCATCTCCAACCGCTTCTCCATATTTTTCAGCTATTTCAGGTGAAGATATATTCGCACCATTCATATCAACAATAATTGAAGTTGGGTTACTGGCGTGGTTAGCTGACGGTACAGTTGCTAATGCAAGCCCCGCTGGCCTAAACATTTCCATGTCTTGCAATCCTTCGTAATATCCCTTAATAGCGTCAACACCAGATTTAACATTATCAACCAATGATGGTGAATCTCTGTGAAAAGGATTGATTCTACTTAATTCGTCTTTTATCTTTTGTACCCATCTTTTAGCTTCGTTATATGCTTTTTCAAATGGTGTTTTAATAGCTTCCCACAAGTGGCTTAACCCGTCTTTAACTTTTCTTGGAATATCTTTAATAAAACTGACAATCGCATTGAATTTTTCTTCTATTCCTGCTTTAGCTTTGTCAATACCGTTTCTGAATCCTTCAGCGATATCGTTTCCAATATTCGTGACAGCTGTTTTAATCCATTCAAATATCTTTGATAGAAAATCTTTAATAGCATTAAATACATTAGTAACAATCTCTTTGGCTTTATTGAATATGTTTTTCCAAGTATCGATATACCAATTAAAAACAGTTTTCCAAGCGTTGATATACCAAGTAATATAGTTTTTAATAAAGTCTTTAATTGCGTTAAAAACTGTAGAAATAATTTCTTTTGCTTTTGCAAATATGTTTTTCCAAGCATTTATATACCATTCAAAAATAGCTTTCCACGTATCTTTCCACCAGTTAATAAATCTAGTAAATATTTTCTTGATGTTATCCCATGTCTTACCCGCAAACTCTTTAATTTTATCCCAATTCTTCCAAAGCAATACCCCGATAGCAATTAAAGCCATTATGCCCAGTATCACCCACCCGATAGGATTAGATACCAAGAATGCCATAGCCCCTGATAAGGCACCTGTAATCATTGAAATTAATCCCGTAAAAGCACCTATTAATCCACCAGCACCACCTATCATTCCAATAAAGCTGATAATCGCACCAATACCTGTAGCCATTTGTCCAAGAATAATTAGTATCGGGCCTATAGCTGCAAACAATAATACTAGTGTCATGATTATCTTCTGTACTGGTTTAGGTAAATCAGTAAACCATCCGATAACTTTCTTTACTATTTCAAGCAATGGAATCAAATATTCTAATATAAGTTTTCCCATTGTTTCACCTAATTCGGCAATCGTAATCTTTGCTTGAGCCATTTTGGTAGAAGATTGGTCTAGAAATATTGCCACCTCTTTTTCATAAGTGATAACATTTTGTCTTTCGTCATTAGTATCTTTTAATGTTTGCGTATAAGTAGATTCATCGTCTTTTAAATCAGCCATTAAAGCTCTAAATTTAGAGCCTTGCATAATTCCTATTTGTTTTTGGATAAATTCATCTTGCTCTGCTTCGGTTAAATCTTCCCATTTACCTGCTAATTTCACTAAGATTTCATCTGAATCCATCATATTGCCACTAGCATCTTGAATTTGAATTCCTAGTTTTTCATAAGTTTCTCCACCTACTTTTGTTTCTCTACGCACTTTCATAAAGATTGATTTCAAAGCGTTTCCAGCCTCTCCAGCCTCAATATCTCTTTCAGCCAAAACTGCGGTAAAAGCTGCTAATTCTTCAATATCTACTCCTGTACCTAAAGCGGCATCTCCTGCGATTCTGATAACAGTTGTCAAATCTTCAGTACCAGCAGCAGTAGCATTTTCAACAGCGTTTAACATTGCTAAAGTTTTTGTTAATTCTTCACCTTCAACTCCATAAACAGCCTGTATGGCCACAACTGCACCCGTAGCATCTGCAAGCTCCATTCCTGAAGCAGTTGCAAATTCCATTGATTCTCTCGTTAAATCTACTAACTTTGGGCCTTTAAATCCCATTGATGCCAACTCATCCATAACTCCGATTACTTGTACTTTTTGTTTTCCAAACTCTATACTCAAATCTTTGGCTGCTGGCATTAAAGTATTTTTAATTTCATCAGCAGTACCATCGTAAACTTTTTCTACATTCTTCCATGCTGTTTCTGTGTCAATTGCTGTTTTAGTACCTGTTACACCCAAAGCTATGATAGGAGCTGATAATGCAGTCATTACCACGCCAGCACCAGTCATGGTGCTTCCAGCTTGTTTGAAACCACTAGCAACAGAAGATGTAGTTTTCTTCGCTGTGCTAGCTACAGTAGACATCCCTGACTGAAAGTTAGAAATATCTGCTTTAATTGTGGCTACTAAATTGCCTAAGTTAAACATAATTTATTTTACTCCTATTTTTGATTTAGGATTTTTATTTAATATTCTTTTTAATCTCTTTAATCCAATTTTATCAATAATTTCCGTTGACTTATCTATATCATCACTAATTGCCGTCATCTTGACATCTTCCTTTAATAAATTAAGAAGTCTCTGTGGCTCTTTTACGTGAGGATTCTGAGCAATCATTAATAGCATTAAATAATTTTGATTATTTCTTTTTCTAATCAAATCTAACATTATTAATGATTCATCAGGATAGACATTGTTAAGAATATAGTCTTTTGTCCAACTATATTCATTCGCAAAAGCGTCTATTACTTTTTCAAGCCAATATTCATTTTTTTGACTATCCCCTTTTTCTTGAGTAGCCCTTGAATATTTTTTTTTACTAAGTTGAAGTTGTTTACATCAAAAATACCCTTAATTAAAAGGGTAACGTCGTCTAGTCCGTATTCATTAGTTAATTCTTCTTCTGAAACATCAGAAGCAATAGAAATAATCTTAATTAATTCGGGAAAAGAATCTGATAATAGCTTTGGTAGGATTCCAATAATTTTATCTTGTGATAGTTTATCGAAACTTCCAAGTTTAGATGGAATTTTATCAAAAGCATTCAACACCTCGGCGTATTTACCAAGAGGTAATTTTTTGATAACAATATCTTTGTTATTTATTTTTATATTTATACTTTTCATATTTGTAATTAGCGAGCATTAACCTGCTTCAAGTGCAATTACGATTAGGTTGTTGAATCTCCGATTAAACCTAGATAATCTCCGTCAGTCCTGTCTTCGTCAAGAAGTGCCTCGAAAGTTACTTCTACAACTCTTTCACCATCGTATGTGTACTCTAAAGCAATTTCACTTCCGACTACTGCTTTATACAAAACAACGTCTTCTGATAAGTCGTCTGAATCGTTAGCGATAGGATGAAGCACTAATTCTTGAGCTAGAGCTGCCATTGCTGTACCAGCACTATCTCCAATAGTGGTTTTGCTTGTATCACCTGAGCTTGCAGGTATTGCGACTGCCAAGTTGGCTATTGTTGCTTCTGCCAAAGGCACTTTAGCTACCAATTTTTCACCAATTAACACTTTTTCTACGACTGTATTACCATATTTATCTACAGTTACATCATGATATTCTGGGGTGTATGTTACAACAACTCCGCCCTTGGTATGACCCAAGTCAACATCGTTGAAAGTAGCACTACAAACACCTAATTTTACATTTGTTACATCTGCTGCCATATTATTTTTCCACCTCCTTAAAAGTTTTGTCTGCTAATTTTAATAACTCTGCCCTAGTTGTTTTAAAGTTGATATTATTCATCTCATTACATTTAGGACACTTAATTTGTAATCTTCCTGCATATATATTTTCCAAAGCAAGTAGATTTCTACATTTAGTACATCTAAATTCTCGATAATACTTTCCTTTTGACTTAATCATAATACTAAATCTATTTTAACACAAACTATCTTCTTATCATTCCTCTGACGTTTATACTGAATTCGTCACGCTCATTAGAATCTCGTCCGATATGGACTGGCTCACTCATTAAAGTCATGTAATAAAAGTAGACACCGCCTGAAACTAGTTGAAGATTAGCTTTCCTGTTAACGAGAGCAACAATTTTATCTACCTTTGCTTTACCAGTCGTGTAATCAACACTTCTAACATAAATTTGAAAAGTAGGTACTCCAGTTGGCAAGTAAACATCAGGCTCAAATCCACCAGTATCATAAACCACAACTATGCTGTTTGGTTTATCAGGTAAATATGCCTTGAATAAATCGGTAGCCAATGTACCAATGTCATTATCTTCTAAGTATTTTGCTAGATTGTCTAAGGGTTTGTTTGCCATTTTATTTTAAACTCTCCTTAATTTCATTATTAATTATGTTTCTAAATTTACTAATATTGTTTTTAAGTGGGTCTTCTAGATATTTACCTTTTCTACCTTTTTGAAATTTATATTCTGGATGCTCATGCATTCTAACAGCATAAGGGGTGTTATAGCTTACTGACGCTTCTAAATCACCCTTATCAACCTTGCCGCTATTTTGTAATTCTCCAGTATCATGTGGTACTTCTAGGGCAGATAGCC